TCATTTGCGCTTCTCCTTGTCTCGTTCCCGGTAGGTCTTGGCTCTGGCCAATAGCTCCTTCGTTACCTTGTGCGAATAGTCGAGGTGTGTTCTTACATCCTTGAACGCTTCCCGCTGGGCTGGGGTGAGGCTTGCAAACAGTTCCTTCATCCTGCTTGCTAGGTTTTTGTGGAGGTCGCCCACTAATGCCAATCGTTTAACGCTCATCGTTCCACCACTTTCTTAGTGCATCCCAGCACAGGCCGAGCAAAAATAGCACCCCAAGAAAAACGCCGAATGAAAGCCCTATCAATACCCCAAGCTCTACTAGCAACTTGGCGGTGGATAAAAGGAAATTTATCATTTGGGTGGGAGCGGCCACGCCGCCCATTGAATAATTTTTGAAGCCACTTGCCAATCTCCAATATAGAAGTGCGGTTCAATATACCGCCCTCCCAATATTTCGCCGTCTCGATCAAGTAAGATTTTCGCATAGTTGTCCGGTCTTTCTTTTGTTGATTGCCATTGAATCATTGTCCACTTCACCTTTGGAACTTGGACATCAATCGACACTTGGTGCGAGCCTCCGTATAGCAAGCACCACTTCGTTGAGTGTTTCTTTTTGAACTTGATCTTCAATGCCGTCTGCTAATTGCTGAACAAGTTCCGCACAACGATTCCTCTCGTTAGCCTCTGCCAACCGCATACCCTCCCGCATTATTGCGGAAAGGTCGGGGAGCAGGCTCGCCCCTATTGATAATGTTTTGGGTTGCTCAGAAGGGTATTGCATCTTTTTTATCCTCCTCGGCTAGTATCTCTGCAATGATTTGGTTTCTGATTAGGTCGTTGGCGTATGGCTTTCCATCGGCGGCGGGTTTCAGTTCTTGCTTGGCCAGCCAATCTAAGTAGTCCAGCCCCTTGCCACTAGGGAACTTGGCAATCTCTCGTAGGCTTGAGCCTTTGTGCTTGCCAAACTTTAGAACCATGTCCCGCTTCTCGGTTGCTGGGGCTTGCTCACTTACCAACTGAGCCGTGATCTCGGCCACCTCTGCCTTTGTAATCTTGGCGGGAGGTGCTTCGTTCTTGTGGGTGTTGAGTGGTTCGTTATCAAACCCTCCATGAGGAACTTCTTCCGCCGGCGTTGTGCTAAGATTGCGGTCAATCAATACCACGATGTGGGCAAAGGCAGAGCGGCAAGCCCTACTGATTGCTCGGGTCTGCACCATCGCCCTCCGTGCATAAACTGGACGCTTGCTCCACATATCCTCGTCATCGCCCAAGAACCCTTCGGCTTGGGAAATGACTTGGCCTGTGTCCATTCTTTTAACTACGCCTATGCACCTAAAGCCATCTTCAAGACGCTCAACATCTCGTGCGGAGGCTACGCATCCGTGAGCGATGGCGATTGATTGCCAGCCCTCGACTCGGACATATCTCTTTACTCCGATCTGTTGTGCCGTGGCGTTTACGATCTCCCTGCATACGCTGGCTACATCCGTAGCCTGTCGCATATAGTTAAGCACTCCGTTGGAGTGGCCTAACCCTTGGTCATTCTTTACAATCATCTGTTCATTCATTGGTTGGTTGTTCCTTTGGGTTCAATAGTTTGGGGTGCTTCCATAATGTCCGTATTCCTCACGCTCTCGCCGAACTGAGTCGGGGAAGCGCATGAAAGAAAAGTCTTTCTTCTGGTCATGCTCCGTGTCGGGTATGGACTCTGCTTTGATTTCCGTCTTTGGTTCTGTTGCTGGTTTTGTATTCTTTGGTTTTTTCATTTGGTTGTTCCTTTGGTTATGGTTTCTACTATCGGGGAAATCCATTTGGCCGAGATATCGTGGGAGGGGATTCGGAAAACTAGGATGCCCATTGAGGCGGCGAGGTTGTACTTCTCCATGTCATTAAGGAATCCGGTTGGCCTTGTATGTCTGCCCCTAGTCCACACTCCTCCCTCTAGCTCGATTGCTACGCCCTCAACATGGTAGTAGTCGAATCTAAATCTTCTGCCTTCAGCAAACTTGTATTCCTTTAATAACTGATAACCGCCATAGCCAGTCAGACTCTTCCAAAGAAGCTCAAACTTGGCTGATGGCGTCAGCTTCATTTAGTTACGCCCCGCCCACTCGCCCTTGAATAGTGGCGTTGGATATTTTAGTTCGGTCTTTTCTGCCTGTAATCTGTTCAGCCTATCGAGCGCAAGGAGTAAGCGACCCTGTTGGCGTTCCTTCTCGGCGGCACTCTCAGCAAGATACTTGCCGATAACTCTGATGCCATTTATTGAAAGCAACATAAAAAAAACAAGGAGGAAGATTGTCACCAGCGAATCCTCATCTTATGCCATTCGGGTGAGCAGTAGGAGGGGTTTGAAATCCAAGGATATTTCTGATCATCCTTGCTGACGAATCCTTCCCAAACAACTTCCCCCGCCTTTTGGTTCTGGTAGTCCATCTCAGCCCAACACGCTTTGAGTTTGTCGTGATCGAGGCGAGGCATCCGTAGGAGAGCGTTGGCCTTCACCTCGTAGGATGCGGGTTCAATCTCCTCAATGAGCTTGAGCCGTTCCGATATGGGGAGAGGGTTGGCTGGGTCGAACGCATCAATCAAGATGATCGTTCCCTTGGCTGACCTAGTTCGCATCCCCATAATTTCCCCATCAATATATCGTGCCTTGATCTCGATTCCCTTGAGCCGCTCCAGAACTAGCTCGGAGTTCTTGGCTTTCACGCCGTGGCGATTCATAACCAATCCGGTAGCTTGATCGAACAAGAACCGCCACCCATTCGCTTTGGGTTGGTGGATGTAGTCGGCGTATTCCTTGCCGTAAACATTGCTTGCACAAGCAACTGGTCGGGCGGGTAGCGGGGATTTCATTGGTGGATTATTAGGTAGGATTTCTGGGGTGTAAAGATAAATCTTTTATCTTGTGAATACTATTTCAACGATGGCTAGAACCGAGCCAGCCCCGATCACGAGGCCAGCGATATAACTGAGGAGGAGTTTATTCATATTATGATTCCTTTCTTTTTTGTACCAACAAGCGATAGCGACAAACTTTTCTTCCAAGGTTAAGCTGATCGTCCATTCTCTCGTATCCTTGCTCCAACAATTCGCACTCTCGTTCCCAAGCATTGATTGAGCCATCGACAATGGACTTCCAAACTTCTCCCATATTTTCTAGTGTATTCATTTGGTTTGGGTCTTTCTGGGTTTGGGTTATTTTACTTCTACAACTTCAAATGGACGACCTTTGATAAAGTATGGGGGCTTGGCATTTTTAATCGAAGTGTGCCAAGTAACTACCTTGGTGTGTCCCCCGCCCCAGCCGAGTCCTGTTACGTCAGTAACGCAAACGTGAGTATATGCACGATGAGTAAGGCGAGTGAAAACCTCTCCGCTTACGTCCTTGACCGAAAGAACTATTTTAGTGTGGCTAGCTTTGCTCGGGGTTTCCGTCTTTTCCGCTGTGGTTGTTTCCATATGAGAAATCTATACCACCCCGCCAAACTTGTCCACCTTTTTCTTATCTTATTTTGACGATTGTTTGTAACTCTTTGATGCTGGGGGCTTTGTAGCAGGGGGAATTAGTCGAAAGTATGGGGTTTTGCGGAGATATTTTTGGCTTGGCCCAGATCGTAGTGACTCGTTGTGCTTCTTTCTCTGGGCGCAAATAGTCCCCTTGAACTTTTTCATTTCCGCTTTGCCAGCCCGAACCATCTGCGAAATTATTCTTGAAGTTGTGGTGGGTGTGCGCTTAAAAAGTTTAGCGATTTGTTTTGTTGTGAGCCAACCGGGAGGGATTTCTTCTTCATCCCTTTTCAAAATATGATCGGCAAGTGCCTTGACCCATTCGCCACTCATCAGAATGTTTTCATATTGGTAGGCACGATGAATTTTCCATTTCTTTCTTTAGCTTGGAATACATCGTGGCCGTGCTCGTGAATCAGTCCGAAAGCCCAGCCGTGTTGCCATCGTAGCCTTCGCATCTGTCCCCTTGTATATGCTGGGGTCTTGTTGCAAAGGCATCCCACATTGTAAGCCTCCCTAGAATCAAAGCTCACGCTCTTAAAATAATCTATGGCGTGGGTATGGCCGAACAGAACCGCCCCTGCTCCGTAAGCGTCTGCGTGTTGTTTCGCTCCGTGCATTGAAGCTCCGTATCCGTGAACAAAAGTAAGCGAGCCGTTCTTATATACTCCCGCCGTTGAATCGTAAGGATACATCTTGCCCCGAGTCTCCTTCATAATGGTTTCGATATTGTTGCACCCATCCAAAGCGTAATCCCTCGCCACCCCACTTCGGACATTTGTGGACATATCGAAAATACGCTCATCGTGATTCCCCCTAAGGAATATCCTCTCCTGTCCAAATTTAAAGAACGACCTTATGAACTCCTCGCCCTCATCCCAATCCCTTTGAAGCGAAGAGGCTTGGTCTGTATCGTCTGCCCCTCGGCGTATCGCTCGGAAGTCCCAAAGGTCTCCAAGGCAAACCACTAGGTCGGGCTTATAGTCGGCACAAAAAGCGAGCAAGGCTTTGATAGTTGTTGGGTCTTGCTCATCGCCGTGGACATCGCCGGCGGCCACAAACTTAATCGGCTTCACTTAATCCCGCCCATCATGTCGAAGATGCGCTTGCACGAATCTCTTGCCGTGGTAGCGCACAAATCTTCGTCCTCCATTCCGAGCCTCGCCAACTCTAAAATTATTTTAACTTGGCCACGAAGCGTCATTAGATAGGTCACTTGGTCGATTGATTCCTCTATGGCGTTCTCGGTTACTCGAATTGTGGGCATCGTCCAAAGGGGGCCGGCCTCTCCGTGTTGAGCTTGGCCTTTGCGATACTTAATTTCTATCGCTTCAATCGTAGCAAGTTGAATCTGTGAAAGATGATAAGCGTGTTTCTCCGTAAATTCGTTACTCGCCACAACCTTCACGCCTGTCATCTTTTTAACGACTAGACCAAGGAAATTTTTTAACAATACTTTTCTTTTGAATTACTTCTTCTTTCTGAGGTGTGACTAACTCTCGCCATCCAGAAATCAATCCATCTTCTAAGTGGGGTTCTTCCCATTCAAGATGTCGAAGCTGATACTTCTCCCCGATCTTTTGGCAGATTGCGTAGGTCTGAGAATCGTCCCACGATGCCGTAAAAGAACCACTTGAACCTAGGGATAGGGGAACATAGTCTATTGCGTGACTCCCATTGCCTTGATCAATGTGGAGTGATTGTGGGGGTATTCCACGGGCATTGGTGACTTTCGTCCCTGCCTTTGTTCGTCCTTGGGCG